GTTCTTTCTGAAAATTTTTCATCATCGTAGGTAGAATAGTAAATAATGGCATCGTTGTATGCTTTAGTTAATTCATTATATAGAATTCTATCTAGATAAGTTTTCTTAGCAATATCTACTAATTTACCTTCATCGTATTGACGATAGTATTCTTTTTGCGCATCAATAAGTTCATTAATCTTATCTATGGTAGCTGCTTGAATCTTATCAAAATAAGCGGCCTTCTCTTCCTCAAATCTTTCTTCTTCAGAAAGAGTTAAATCTTGTGGGTCTTTGGGGTACTTAACTTCTACTTCTCTATTTGCTTGCTTATAGATTTGATCTGCTTCATTTAAAACTATTAAAGAAATAAGTTGCTCTCTATCTAATTCCGAAATATCGGGAATTAGTTCATCAATTCTGCTTTCGTAATCTTTCCGCAAAGACTTAGAAACTTTAAAAGAGTATCTATTGCATTCATCTAAATCATTGTCACCAATGACTCTAATATAAACTTTTATAGGTTCCCCATTTTCATCCTTAATTATTCTTCCGGTCTCATCTTTAATAAAACACACTGTAGACCATTTAAATAAACTTGCTATATCCATCTTTCTTCTCCTTATGTTATATACAACAAAAAAGGGGCCAGACTCTATTACGAGCTGGCCCCTTTATAGAATCCTTGGTTATTAAACTATGCCATTGCACCCGAATAAACAATCACGTTCGCGTCAGCGGACTTGAAGTTAAAGGTGTGGGTTACGTTGTTGCCAACGTTGGAAGTATAAGATTCACCAGTAATTTGAATATTAGGTACATAAATTGTCTTTAATACAGAACCGCTTGTGGTGCAAGGATCTGATGGATCACGAAGTTCAATTTGAAGGTCTAGTCCATAATTTGCAGTCAACTCACAAGCTCTAAATTCGGTGTCAGTGCTATCAATATTGCCAGTGCTAAACATGGCCATAAGCTCTAGGTCTGTATCAAGTACAGCTAAATCACCGGTTACATCAGGAATTTGATAAGTATAACCAACTACTTCAACATTTCCCTGCTCTTTAATAGTATCTGCTTTTAGATCAACATTAATATTAACACTCTGAACTCTTGGAATACTATTAGTAGAAATTGTTACAGGAACATTCTTACCCGAAATTGCTACAGGAATTGTTGTATCACGAATATCAGTCCATGCAACTGTTGCACTAGCTTTGTAAGTTACAATTAAAGTTCCCGAAGTAGCATTATAGGAAAGACTTGTACCAGAAATAGAATATTCGCCGTCCCCAGGAGCAGCAGAAACTTCAGTTAAATGAACACCATCTAACAATACAGAAATAGCGTAGTTGCCATTCTTTAAAACTTCTGGTGTATTAGCTAGAGTTGCTGGTGAAGCTACTGAAGCGTCAAATTCTTCTACAATTACGTCATGTGAGAACCACTGACGAGTACTAGTACCAAGTACATATTCCTCTGTTGAATCTCCGTCTACGGAGTAAGCCAAACGCATACTTTGTACGCGGGCTTTTCTTAAATATACTGTTTTGACATAATCAGCTACAGTTTCACTCTTAACATCCCCGATAAGATCGATGGTAGTCAAGGAATTAATTGAAACGCCTCCAGCAGGATATGCTGTAGCATCAGTTCCAGTTAATGCGGAAAATAGTTTAATGGAAACATCCATTGCGCTAATCGTAGCTGTGTATTCAGGAATGTCAGTAACAATACCAGCAGCCAAAGCGTCGCCATGTTCTAGAATATCCCGTGTAGGAATATTCCCACGAATCTCGAATCTCTGGACTCTGGCTGGTCTATACTCGCCATATTTGCTAACAATTCTTGGGGCGAGCTGCTTAAAGCTAACGGCTAATCTATCAGCCATTTAATCCTCCTGAAATACTGTTTGAAAAGTTATAAGCGTTTGATAACGAAGTTTATCTGGAATAGGATTTTGTGAACGTATTGGGTCACACAAAACTCTATCAACTAGAAGTACACCTAATCTAGATAAAGATGTTTCATTTATATCAGTAGTGTTTGAAAAGTCAAACACTTCTATATTATGATTTGCCAATTGTTCATAAATACTATAAGCAATGTTATCCCGCTGTGTTTTAGTGCTAGCATAAATAACTGCTTGCCAATAGTAAATATCAAAACCTCTAGCATCTCCCTCTTGAATATAGCGGGGAGTTTTTCTTACCCAATAAGTAGCTACTGTAGGAGTAGACATAGTTTCTTCTTCCTCTACTTCATCAATAGCATTTACTGATGGGTCTAGAATTCCCCGCATAAATTTTACTACAGATAATTCTATACTACGTTCCTGTATCATTAGAATCTCTTCCTAATAACATTTTTGAATGAAGTTCCAGTAAGCATCTTTCTACCAGTATCAGCAATTCTAAATACTCTGCGAATTCTTATTATATCCCCAGAATCATTAACTGTCTCTTCTATCTTTTTAGCAACTATATATTCTCCTGATAGAAGTTTATTATACACAGAATCAGGAGATTCATGTTTGCCGGTACTTAAAGTAGCCGATTCAGCAGTATATTCGCTTTCTTCATAAGCTTCTTCTAATCTTGGAACACCGTATTCACCAGCATACTGTTCCATCCTAGTAATCTGATGTTCGGCCCATTTATCTATATCAATCTTGTCTTCTATAACTAAAGTTTTGAATAAAGATTCGTTTATTCTATTTACATAATTAATAAGATTAATATAAAGTTCTTCTTCCAAAGCAAAAGTATGCTGCTTTGGAAAAGCAAATGTATCATCTGCCGGCTCAGCAAACCAATACCAAAAAGGAGCTTTCTTAATCCCTTGCCAATAAGCAACTCTAGCATCCATAATTTCTTCATAATCTGTGCTAGAAGAACTCTGTGCAGGAAGAGCAGTTTTACCTGCCTTTTTCCTAAGATAATACTCGTGTTTCTGTTCTTTGGTATTCTTATTCTTACGGTGTTTCTTATCAGTAAACTTAGATTCTCGGTCTTTAAATTTAATATAAATAGCCATCCATCCAGCAGCAGTCTTGGGATTACCCCTGACATTGCCTCCGGCAGAAACTTTGCCTGCTATATAGTGACCATAGTTTCCTAGGATTTCTAGGTTTGGAGGATATTTAATTGCTATACCATCTTTAGTAATAGAGAGAGGCGCTAGATATTCTTTAAATTCGGCTTCTTTGTTTAGGTAATAATCTACAGTATCTATTAAATGCACTAATAGATTGGTGTAGTTAGAAACTTCAAAGATACCCGACATGCCATTTATTATAACTGTGTGATAAATATTAGCGATGTCTTCTTTCATTAAACCAAATATGACTCTCTCTATTTTACTCTGGTCAATTTCCCCAATATCAATAGATAATAATCTAGCAACTCTCTCTATATTACTCATTTACTTCATAAACATATCTTACGATATTTCTCTTTAAATCATTAACAGAATCTAATACAGCTTTGCGTAATTCCGGGGTTACTGTTCCATCGTCTTCAAGTGCGGTAAGAATTACTTTAACTGCGATTCTTGCAAAATAGTCCGCTGTAGAAACAGCGTCATCAAATTTTCTCATTGTATCCTCTATATATCTCTAGGATCTTCTACAACAGAAATTATAATTCTATTGGGAGTTTTAAATCCTCGGATGTCATAGTTTTTCATGTAAGTCTTTTTAGTATCTACTAAAATATAATCTGCTGTAGTAACCAAAACCATATTAGCTAAAGTATATTCAATAGATAGACGACAGTCCCCATCAAAAATATGCCCACCAGGAGTAAGAATCTGATCCCCGATAGAATTCCAATTAATATGTGCTAGAACTTCTGTATCTGTTTCTACTGTTATATATCCAGTGCCACCACAAGTGGGACAAAATGGGTCAGTAGATTTACCAGATAAAGGATCTAGTAAACACGTTGGGCAGTCAGTAGAATTAGCATGAGTATGAAAAGTAATATTTCTACCGATAGCCGTGCGTATCTGATCTGTAATTTCTTTAGTATCACTAGGCCATGTTATCATTGTTCAAAAATCTCAACGAACTGATTAGCTATATTACTCCACTTAAACTTATCACCAGTGAAATAATTATAGGCGTTTATCGCACAAGTCTGTGCGTCTTCTCTGTTATTGTATACATACTCTAGTTTATCTGCCACTTCTTCAGGAGAAACTGCTTTGCCTTCAGTAAGAATTCCAGGTAAAACTTCAGTATGATCAATACTCATAAAAATTCCTCTACCCTCAGCAAACAATTCTATATTAGCAGAGTTGTAAGGTACAATCTGAGGACGCATGGTACAAGCATGTTCAAAGTTACAGTTATGTACTGCATAACCTTCGACTAAGTAAGTATGCGAATCTTCTACTTCAAGGTTATATACATTTCCAGAATAAGGTACTGTATCTACATTAATAACCTTACAATATACACCAAGAAGATCGTCTACTTTATTGTGACTCTTCTTAGTTTTAGATGAACCGGAAACCTTGAAAATATTTCGATTTAATACAAAGTAAACTGTGCCATCATTCTTAATCTGGAATTGGCTGTAGTGCGCGCTTAATTGCGAAAGAATTAATTCTACAATATAAATATTTTCTACATTTCTAAAAGCAATTGTATACTGATAATTATTTTTATTATAATAACTCTTATTTTCTATAATAGTATTTAGAACATTTAACAGAGCTTTTCTATTCATTTGAAGATAAATAGATTGGTCTTTATAAATGGTAGTAAATAATTTATACAAATCTTTGTTTAAACTTTTTGCTACGTAACCAAAGAGTTTAAAAACTACCTCTCTAAATCTCGCATCTGTTCTGTATAATTTATTTAGTTTGGAACTAAAAGCTACTATATAACCAATAAAAGTAGTAAAATCTGTAGAAGTAGTATCTACAAATCTAGAAAATCTTTTGTAATCGTTCTTATCAATGTTACTATTAAGCAGCACTCTAAGTTCTTCTAATTCTTTTACCGAAGAAATCTTATTATTAAATCCCTTGCCAGAAATATACATATATTTATCTGTATAAGGTAGATGACAATAATTTGCGAAATCAACTCTGCCATTAAATACTGGAAGATTAATGTAAGGACTATAAATATAGTCGTCCTCAGTAATATCTTTAGCCTGCTTAAAACCATTCTTAGTAAAGATAGGATGTTCTTTAGTAACTACAATTGGGCGGTAACATTTAGTAACTTTAATTTCTACCAAGTCTTCTTCAACTCGGCGCTTGTAAGTACGTTTAACTTCTTGAATTAAACCAGAAGCATCGAAGACTTTATCACCAACTTCTACGTCAGCAATTCTTTTATAGCCTTTAGTAGTTATAATATTAGCATCAGGATGGACACACAAACCCCAGCCTTCGCCTAAAGAAGTATTAATGCCCACATCTGCCACATTACAAATAATATTTAAAGCTTTATCTGAAATACCATTAGTAGGAGAAGTATTCATGGAAGTAAGAATTAACTTATCTTCTACACCATATCTCTTAGATAATTCTATGATATTCCAACCAGTATCTTCTACACCTGCATGATGATAATATCTAGCATCGTCATGCTTCTCTGCAAAAATAGAAAATCCTTTTAGAGCTACATCAAGTTTCTTTCTAGGTTGATTTCTATTGTAGTTTAGTACAATAAATTCATCGCTCATGCGCCTAATATTTTTTCTAGCTTCTACTTTATCAATAGGAAAGAATGCTGTAGTATCAATACCGTGAGGAATAATTTTAATATCTTCAATAAGCGGATTGGAATTTATCAAAACATCTCGCCCAAAGTTTGTATAAGCACAAATCTTCTTGGCTTTATTAAACTTAGCAGTCCACTTAGAAAGATACGGCCCCGCATCTACAGGAGTATAAATAATTGTTCTATCTAGAGCATCTTCTATTTGTTCTAGATATTTCTCTACAATCCAGCTATCCTGTAGAATTAAAATTATATCGGGTTTAATACCTTCTACTAAAGGTTTAATTCTACCAATACCATATAAATCTCCACCAGACATGGCTGGAAATAACTTTGCTCTGGTATTGTAATAATCTCCCCGATAGTTGATTGCCAAAGAATAAATATCATAATTCTCTGGAAAGTTATTAACTAAACTTTCCATCACTCTAGCAAAACCGGTCTTAACTCCAAAATCTGAAACAGTAAGTACCTTCAATCCTTTTTCCATCTTATTTCCTTTTAACCTGTTTTCTATTCTTAGTTATAACTAAAGAATCCTGTTTATACTTCTCACACAAAGCTGAAATATTTTTTGAGACATAATTATAAGCCTCTTGATAAGTATGAATACAGCCGCGATGAAACCAAATATTCATATATACTGGTGTATCTACTGCTACAAAGAAACTATTATTATCAGTATCTTCTCCACAAATTTCACACTTCATAGGGGCCTCGGAGTTGTTAAAGTTTCCTTATCAGGCATTCCGCCCCACTTTTTAATATAGTTATTTCTAGCCAATTCAAAACGGCGATTATGTTGGGCCTTCATTTCTTTGGGCATTCTATTAAGTGTAGCACTGTGTTTATGTTCTACAACAGCATTAGCAGTTACTACGCCAATACCAGCTAAAGTACATCTACGCATATAATCGTTATCTTCAAAGTAAGCGTAACTTGGAGAAATCTTCTCGTCAAAATATCCGACTTTATCTATGATATTCTGTGATAGCATAAAGAAAGAAAATAGATTCCCGCGTAGTAAAGTAGAACCTACAATATTATCTTCATCATAAGCTTTTAGCATTTCTTCAATAGCGTGTTCTTCTGGAATTATATCATCATTAGAAATAATCCAGGGACCTTCAGCATTCATTAGAAAATAATTCCAACTAGCGGCACAACCAACATTATGCCCAGGTTTAACAACTATTACATTGCTATATTTATTTTCATAAGTTCCGCCATTATCTACTACATAGATATGTTCTGGAACTACTGTACCATTATTTACTGCTCTAATGCACTCATCTAACAGATCGTAACAAATTAATGTTGGAACACAAAAACTAAATTTCATCCCTCGAACTCCTTATTGCACTAAGTATTTCTTGATTTCTATCTTCAAAGCACTGTTTACTACAAGTTGTAGCTATACAACGTCTACAATTTATATTATCTAAATAATAAATACAACTATCATGCGCGGTATTTATAGGTGGTACAGAAGAAGAAAGTAAAACATATTTTGTTTTAGTTGCTCCTGCCACTTGAGCCATACCGCTATCATAACCAATATAAAATTCCGCTGAACCTACTAAATTAATCATTGAATCTAAAGATAGATTATGTCTTTGTTCAGAGAAACTATGAATAACTTTTTCTGAAGATTTACCGAAACAATCTAAAGAAGTTTCGTTTCTAGAATAGATTACAGTAAAACCTGAGTTTATTAACTCTTTACAGAGTTCGTCGAAATAAATATAACCACGTCTACTAGGCCAACCAGCTTGATCGTTAACTACTATAGTTCCAGGTTTCTTAATATATTCTCGATAAAAATTAGGCTGTAGATGTTTTCTATCTACAGTTCTATGAGTCATATCATTAAATATTCTTACAGGATAGTAAATCATATAATCTTTTTCAGTAGCATTAAAGGCATAAGAAAAATCATCTCCGTGCCCGTCTTCTACATAAGGATTATATTTCCACAATTCAGGTTTAATATCTCCTGCTAAAGAAACCTTTTCATTATATAATCTATAATATAGTTCTGGGATACCAGTTAACATTATCTGATCTCCCAAACTTCCATGTACATTTATTCTCATCTTAAGTAATTATAGTAGCTGAGATTCTTATTAACAATTACAAATTTATCTTTATTCTCTTTGTAAATTGTTGAAAAATAAATCCCGTCCGCGCAGTAATCCCAAACATCCCAAGTATAATTTCTAGCAATATCTCCTGGAATTAGAAATTGTGCGGTGTCAATAAAGGTAGGTTTAATAGCTTCTCTAGAAGCAGTTAGACGTACTTTATTTTCTTTATTGACTTGATTAACTACTATACATTCCCCCCTTAGCATGTGTGAATAGCATTCCCTTAATAGGTCTGGATGAATAATATTATCATCGTCTAAAAAATAAACATAATCTCCTTGCGACTCTTTTAAAGCCGCGTTCCTTTGCGGATTGCCAGAACACCCCGAATAATTTGTGGGGTGAGAAATGTATTTAGTATCATCCCACAATTCAGGAGCAAGCATTTCTCCTACGGTATTAGAATCAGTAACTATAATCCATCTGATTTCTACTTCAGGAATTCTAGCTCTATCTATAGCATAACGCATAGGCAGGAGATTGTTGGGTCTAGTCATTGGAGTTAGTATATCTAATAACATAGAAATCATTAACTCCGTGTCTAAGATCTTTTACATAATGAAATTGTTTTAAGTAATTTTCTATCTCAGAAGTGTTGTGGTTGTTCTCTACAATAATAAGTCTTGGTTGCCATTTATTAATATCAAAGCCTTTAAGTACATCTAACTCTGTACCTTCAGTATCAATACTAACAAAACCAAGTTTATCAAACTTACCAAATTCCGCAATACAAGAATCCAAAGTTCTAAGATTAACTTTAAGCTCTCTTACTCCCGCCACAGGATGGGCAGCAAACATTTCTTGGTCAATATTTAAACCACTTAAAGCTGACTTATCGCCATTAATTAAAGTAACTTCAGCAAAGATTACACCATCTTCATTGTGATTTCCAACAGCATAATTCTGTGTATATTTACGACAGGCTTTAAGTTGCGCATACATATCTGGATTAGGTTCAATACATAAACAAGTCCAACCAAGTTCTTCAAAATGTTTGGTGTTAGAAGCGGCAATTCCTTGTGCCGCTCCCACCTCTATAGCAGTAGTATAAGTATACCCAGCAAAATAATTTTCTATAATTAAATCTGTAGGCGGTTCAAACTGCCCATAATAGTTAGGCATAAGTTTTACCTGTTACAGTAAAGGCATCTCCGCTTCTTTCACTTATCTTGCGCATAAGTGCATTTCTACGGGCATTTAATCTCTGAGCATTTCTAGCAGCTTTCGCTACTTCAGTATCATTATCGCCGTGCATTATAATTTCTTGAGCCATATAACACTTAATATTAGTAGTAATTAAATCATCTACTAATTCACCCATACTTTTAATATCTATATCGTCTCCCATATTATTCCCTCTTCTGTTAAATATCCAATAGCAGGTACAGGTAATGGTACAAGAAGTTCTCCACCAGCTTCCAAATAACTGCGCATGGTGCGTTCAAATACTTTCTTAAAATGCCACGGAAGAATTAAGAAATAATCTGGTTTCATTTCAATAGCTTTATATTCAGGAATAATCTCAATATTAGTAGCTACAGTTCTTTTACCAAATTTATCTGCATTAACTTCCGCAGCGTATGGAATATCTTTATTAGTTATTCCACAATACTGTAATAGAGTGTTACCTTTAGTAGAGGCCCCTAGTAGAAATACTTTCTTGCCTTTTATATAATTTAGTATAGCATTTTTACTGTATTCAATATGATCTCTAAAATCTTGAAAGGCATCATTATATCCAGCAAAAAAATCAGTTTCATCTGAAATATATTTATAAACAGAATCATGTACAGGGCGTTTATTAAAATCTATGTAGACTCTAATACTTCCGCCATTAACTTCATTATGTTCTACTTCAAAAACATTTAATCCATGCTGAGACATTACATGCTTAATCCAAGATAGACTATAATATTCTAGATGCTCATGACAATTGTGTACTACCATATTATTTGCTGTATATGTACCAGAGGATGTTTCAAGATTATACACATTACCAGAGTAGTCTTTTTTAGTTATAGATTTTACAGGTAAATAAACATAATTAGCATCTTGAATTGTATGAAGAGCGTCATTTCCGTCATAGCTATATCCAAATAAATTGGATAATTCTCTTGAAGAACCTCTTAATTGCCATGACGGAGAACTATTTACTATTTTTCCGTCAATAATACTATTATATTTAGTATCGGAATAACTACATCCAACGGAGCAACCCTCAGAAAATAATAGTAGTTGTGTTTGAAAACATAGTTTTTTAGATACAGTATGATATTGGATTTTATTTCCAATAATACACCCATCTCCACAAAACATTCCGCGTAAAAACTGTGTTCTTATGTTTTTTCCAGATTTAAATATAATGTCTGGTATTTGTTTGTTATGCGCGCCGTGCCCAATTACTTCCTCGAAATATAAAGCAAGAGCATTACAGGATATACCAATATCTATGGAATGTTTTATAGCGTGCTTCCTGCATCTAGTTTTATATCCTATAGATTCAAAATAGTTTTTAATTCTTAGGTAATAGTCTACTTCATTAGAGTTCAGAGTAAAATGAATATTTTTCTGAGATTCTCTTCCATTAATATGTCCTTCAGCGGCATACATTCCCATTACCCACGCTAAGTCTTCTGTTAATTCTACTTCTTTTAAACCTCTTCTGTAGTATCTACTATCAGATTTATTATATTTATTTAAGTCTATTATTTTAATATTTTCTGTAGACTTTATTTTAGGTACTGCTATGTAATCTCCAATAGAAATATTTTTAGCCTCAACCCACACAGGAGTTATAGCAGAAAAATTTTGTTTTAGTTGCCCGCAAGTATTTCTAAATGTATCTTTGTTAACAATTAATACTGGGTGTTCTTCAGTTAAAGATACTTCGTGCAAGTATTTTGCTTTTATATTTATAATATTTCCGGTGTAATTTCTGATGAATGTATTTTTTACTGTATCTTTTTCTCCGTATATATTAAATACCGTGTCGCCTATATTGACATTTTCTATATCTTTGTCTGCCGAAGATATGAAAGTGCCTGGAAGAAAACAAATATTATCATAAGCATTTAATTTAAACATAGAAAGTAAATCAGTAAATTGAATAATCCACACACCATTTTCATCTAAACATTCTTTTACTGCTTCTATAAATCCACCAGGATCAGGTAAATCATAGAACATGGCAATAGAAGTTATGATTTTAAATTTACGATCTAGTCTAGTGTCTTTAGTAAAGAAATCATTAATAAATACATCCATTAAATTACTATCAGAATCGTAAACATTATCTGCCGGGTCAACACCATACTTGGTAACAAAGTTGGGGAACATACTTAATAATGTTCCATCATTAGAACCAATATCTAAAACAGCGTCTCCTGGCTTTAGTTGTACAATTCCGACAGCTTTTTCAGCTACATCTTCTAATGCTTTTACCATAGAAGGATTTAGTGCTGATCTATACCAATACATATCTCGATACATTTTATTAAGATCGGCGGTATGTTTTAGTTGGACTAAACCACATTTCTTACAAGATACAAGTTCTAGCGGAGCAGGTTCCTGTAGATTTGTATCATCAAAAGCTGACGGGTACAAAAGACCTAGATTAATTACAGTATCAAATTCTTTGCCACCACAATATCTGCAACCGCCAATTTCTGTATACATTACAAAGTTCCTTCTTTAGTATTATAAGGAAGATGAAATCCTGGCATAGCTTGAACCTTACCTGGATGAAGTCTGCTCTTTAGAAGTTCCTTCAAAAGCTCTTGATCTCTAAGTAAAGAGTCATTACGTAACTTTCCACCTTGAAGATTGGAATAAGAAACTTCATCGTCTTTCCAAGATGCAATATCCCAAGTAGAATCATACATTACCGCAGATTTTAAAACAATTGCAGCCTGTAGAATAATTACTGCTTCATCGGCAGTTTCTACTACAGGAGGTTCATTCTGAATAAATGTAGCAATATCACCATTACGAGTTGTTACATAAGTATCTGTAGCAGCATCATAAGCAATAAAATATCTATTATGCCAAAGTCTGCCTAAAGCTTTCAAAGCATTTACTAAACACATTCTTAAAAGTTCATCTGTATAAGTATATGGAGTAGAATAGTCGCTCATATACAGACGAAGTTCAGGAATAAGATAATCTAAGTCAGTCTGTGTATCCAACATTTTGCTGTACCTCTTCGATGCGTTCTTGTAACATCTGAATGGTCTTAGCAGGTCTATTCATTTCAGTAGCAATTCTTAGAACTCTCTGAAGTGTGGTTTCTGAAGTAAGTTGATTTACGGCGCTCTTTAGTTGGGCATAGTTACCAGAAAGAAGGTCGGATATTTCTTGGTCATTTAAAGAGTTAGTCCGGTCTACAATATTCTCAGACTTCTGACCTACCAAAACAATAGAACCCTTTTCAATCAAGCCCTTGTTATACTTCTCAAAAAACTTAATTTCTACAGGTGTCCACAAGCAAATTTCTAGATCATCGTTAGCAGTTTTACCCGGCTCACCATGAATAAGTACATCACTTGGCTTGCCAGAAAAGGGGTCTAGAATTCTTACTACTACTTTACCTAAAATAGTCTTGCGATAGACTGCTAAAGGTGTGCCCATTTCCTGAGCTTTCATAATTTGTTCTACGATAGTATTAGTTTCCATAATTATCTCCTATGATATGTAACAAAAAAGGAGGGTAGGAGTGTTTATTCTCCTACCCTCCTTAATTTTATTCCTTGTATATTAAACTAGACGATTTTGATTACGTAAATGCCATCGGCATTGTCAATAATCATACCGTATTGCTGATACAATTCTACGAAATACTGTGGCGGAGTTGGGCGCTACTAGTGTTAATCTTAGCTTGCGCTAAACTCTGCACATTTCTGTGCAGTTCGGACTATATCTTCATCCGTAATTTTATTACGGCGTTCGGCATATAGTCTCTGGGGATAACCTGGATTATGCAATTCTTTTATAGTATTACACATTTTGATTTCTTCTTCTGTGTAGGTTTTCCAATTTCCTGTATTATGTCTTGAGATTAAAAACTGCCCAATTAAATAGCATCCTAAAAACTTTCTTCCTTTTATATATGGAAGAATTTTTGGAATTAGTTTTTGTACTCTTTTAAAACCTACAACAGATACATCATGCGCAATCGCATTAACAGTTTTTTTAGTATATTCATAATGACCAATATTATTTTCTTTAAGAATTCTTTTTATTTCTTCAATAATATTTTCATCTGTATTTGAGAAGGTTATTCTTGGACTGTAACACATTCTATTTTTCATAATGTGTGACTCCATACATACAGAACCATCTCCATCTAAAAATCCTGCTAACCAAATAAAATCCAAGTTCTTTCCTGCTGATTGTCCAATATTATCCATTTTTACCTCATAAGTAAGATAATCTCTAAGGAGTTTCCAGCATATAGCCGAATTTTACAATGCTGTTACCAGCAAAGGACACACGCCCATCTTATGTCTTCGTAATCTTTCCACTGAGGATCACCGAAGGTAACAAATTCACCGGCCTTCTGGCCAATGACTACAACGTAATTCTCAGGTAGAAGTGCTTCATTATCTTCTGGGTCATTCCAAATCTGGTCTAGACCAATAATATTGCTTACACCACGGTACTGTCCAATCCAACCACTTCTAAGAGCTTCAGTGAGAATAGGATCGCTCATTTGCTTGTGGGAATCGTATGTGCCGTAACCGGCAAATTCAGTAATAGGAAGTAGAGTATTCTTTACACCAACAATTGCCTTAACTCCGCCGGAGCGATAGTTAATGCGGTCAATTGCATCGTCAAGAGTAGTCTTATCAAGTGCAGTGGCAACTTCTGCATAGTTCTCTGCGGTATTAGTTTCACTCCAAATTGTTGATAGAGAAGTGAAAACCTTACCAGCATAAAAATCTACGAGCTTTGCGGACATTTCCCGACGAATTTCGTCAAGAGTTCCGATCTCGCCACGCTCAAGGTCCCAGAGGTTAGCATTAACTTTAATGTCACAACCATCTAAGACATAATTCACGCGATCGCTGACAGCCATTTCATCGGCGAGATGAATTGTGCCTGGAACTAGCTTGCGAACATGAATACCAGACTTGCGAAGTTTCTTAATTAGCATATCGCCGGTCTTAAGACTTCTGGTATCTAATAGAAGTGAAACAATTTCATTGGTTAGGTGGTTTGGTTCTACCCACTCTATAATAGCTTCAGCTAATGCTCTACGAGATTCCTCAGACTGAGTTACTGAAGCAAGAGCTTTCTTTACATTTTCATCATTATTCATCTTAACACCACCTATATAATTCTGAAGGTTAGAGTCATTTCATCACTATCGAAATCTTCGACAATCATGAAAGTTCCCGCAGCGTCATACTTTGGCTTACCATAATTACCCGCATCGTAAGCAACGCTTAGGGGAGCACCCTTAGCCAAGCTAGAACTATATACAAAATTTCCGCTAGTAACAGTTAGTACAGAACCTTCGGGGAAAACTCTTACGAGAGTTCCAGAAGGGATGGTAGAATCTACTCTATCACCAGGATAGATGTAAGAAACTTCTGCATCAAAAGGATCATTAGCGACTTGATCCCAACCACCGCGTCGTGCAAAAGAGTATGAAGGAACTGGTGTAATATAAGGTGCTTCCTGATTTGTTGGAGTCCAAGTTACGCAGTATTTTGACTTAGCTGCATCATCAGAACTCTTTGGTAGAGCAACACCATAAACACCTTCCTCATCAGAGGTTGTGAGATAAACCATTCGGCCATCAGCCATTTCTTCTTTAGTCTGTCCGCCGAAGATCTCTAGGTACTTATTGATTTCCATTAGTAAGTGATCTCCTACTTTTTCATGTAATTCTTGAGAATTTTGATTGGGTTAGTTTCTGTGGGAATAATAAATTCAGGAATAACTTCAGTAATTACCGAAGCTTCTGCCCGACTTGCTTTAGCAGAAACGTACTTTTTAAATACTGACATTTGCTCAGGAGCAAACTTAGCTACTACAGCTAAATCTTCCTCTGGAAAACTAACCAAACCATCAAATTCTTTTACAACATTTTTCTTAGCTTCATCAAAAGCTTTCTCAGCTTCGACTTGCTCTTTGAAGGACTTAAGTTCTTCAATTTGTTTTAGAAGAGCATCGTACTCTTCAATCTTGCGAAGAGCTTCTTGAGCTTCTTCATCAAGTTCTTCAGGAGCTTCTTCTTGAGTTTCCTCTTGAATAACTTCTGGTGCAACTTCAGGAGCTACTTCTTCAGTAATAACTTCTTCAGTAACTTCTGGTAAAACATCTTCAGCAGATGTAGTTACTTTCTTCATACCATCATCCTCACTAGATATCTCTAGTACTCGTGTTCTATCGCCGTAAGCTGGTCTAGAAACTAATGTAGTGGCTAAAAGAATTGGGTTAGTTAGCCAACCAATTCCTTCTTCATCAAATTCCATTTCATCATAAGCAAGTTCCCAAGAGAGATATGCGTCAGATTCTTCAGTCTTTTGAGTAAGAAAAGCTACATCACTAGGTCTTTCTTCAGGCCAAACTACACCAGCACCGGAGATATGGTCTTCTTCAATTACAGTCTCGGTAATTACACCAAGAGGAGTAGATTCTTCATGCCCAGGTTTTATACCTCCGACACCCATTTTAATGGGCATCCAGATAGCAGACTGAGCTAGAGAAAAGAATTGCTCTCTTTTTATACCGACATGATTGGCATTGGGCTGGTCATCCGTAAGTATAAAAGAAACTTCTTTTATATAAGGATTACTTATCGACGCCTGTATCGTCGGTTTTATCTGTATCTTGTTGTTGATTATTATTCTCTTGTTTTCCATTTAACATATCACCAAACAAAGTATTCTGGAATTCAAGTTCCTGTCGTTTCAAATACTGTTCAGAAGTAAAATCAAATCCTGCCAAATCTGAAAGACTGGTATAAGATACGATATTCTTGTCTGCCAATGTTTGAGCAATACTAACAAGTTCTGTAAGATCAATAAGATTAAGCGGAGCAAACTTTACAATTGGCACAGTCTTAATATTATTTCTCTTACAAATTTCTCTAAACATATAGTTTAAGAAATCCTCAAAATCTCTGCGCATAGCCTTCATGGAATTCAAAGGCGATAACAATGCAGAACTTGTACTTCCAGTATTTGATTTATCTTTCTCTCCGGTTAGAAGAAACTTGGGGAATCCCAAAGCGTACAGAATTTCTTGATTTAATTCCGTATATCTCTCGGTGTTTAATAGAGCATTAATGTCTGGCATAATCCATTCAATGTTTACCGTATGATTAGTAAACAATTCAATAATGCGTTCCTGATTATTAACAGAACCGCGAGATTTAATCTCACGCTCTAGATCGTCTAGAATGTCTTCATCATCTTCTGTTAGAGGAAAGTCTTTATCACCGACTTTAAATTGTAGTATAGCATTGATAACACGAGCTGCTAGAGCGTAATCCATCTTTCTAAGATTTCTTTTATGCATTAACATTTCTAGTGCTGGCATTACATACGGAATTGGATACTCAGACCTTAGAAGAGGCTTTCTTCTAATTACATAAGCTCCTACAAGCGGGATTTTGGTTTCACCCTTATTAATGAGTTTTACAAACTCAGGAGAACTTTGAGCTAATATTTCATACGTTTCTTTATCTTCTGTTCCGTCGGTAAATTTGCCTTTGTTCTGAATGAAGTAAACTTCATCAGAGGTTAGTTTCCAAACTGGAACAACTCTATTAGGTAGCGGAGTTCTTTTAAGTTCTATGTGTAAGGGGTCTCTAGTCCACAAATCTACAGGAGCTACATAAGCTTTTTTGAGTCCAGTTTGTTCTGGAAGCAATGTATCCCACATTATTTCAGGAATTACTAAACCCGAAATATAATATTCTGTCGCAGCCTGGGCCAGAAAACCGGAAATTCTGTTTTTAATAAGATCAAAGAAGGGAGCTTCCCGACTTGAAAGTTCTGATGGATTAACTATAAGAATGTTATTGACACCAATTTCTACTTGTTTATCAATAACAGTTCTTACCATGCCCTCTCTTTCGTAAAAGAAATTGCAAAGTTTAACCACATCTTCCCATTCACTAGGAATTCCCATCTTGTCTGTGGTACTTCCAGTATTGGGTAATACTGTAGAATCCCACGGATTAAAGGTTTTACTAGATATTATTTTGTGCATAACTATCCTCTAGCCCATCTCGATACAAAAAGTTTAACTCTTTGGCGAGAGTTTGAATCTGTTTCTCTTAAGTATAGCGCATAGGCAAAACATAAAAGAGAAGCAAATATATGGTCTTCACCATTTAAACTTCCACCAACCGTTCTAACTCTATATACCGCGTTACCAGAAGGCGTTTTTGTAGAAACTACTCTCTCAAGTTCAGACAATACTTTTGCGTCTCTAGATGATATGTACAAAAGTTTGTTATCGAATAATCTTCGTAAATACTCAACAGATATATTTTTTGTATTTTGTTTCACTTCGTTATCATCTAGATCCACACCTACAACTGTACTATTCCCGAAGTTTATTGAAACAAGTCTGTCTTGAATGTCCTTGTGACCGGACTTCATCAATTCCTGTGAGACATAAATTCCTGCATGGCCTTCATCAATAGCTAGAAGTATGAAAGAGTAAAAATCATCTAACCTATTAACAAATTTAACTTGATCGGGGTATTCTACATGCAAAAGAGTAATTCTACCAAAATATTCCCAAGATGCGCCTACCAAAGTAAATAAAGAAATAATGGTTGGGTCAGTATAACCAAAGTCTATGCCCGCGCAAACACCTACATGATAAGGCAAAGCATCCAAAAGTCTATCTAATTTCCCAGGATCATTTTCTAAGTCATCTCTAGTAATAGTGGCAGTAAAGGGTTCAAAAGGTTTAGTAGGAATACTATCTTTAGAGAATATGGCAGATATAGGAGCAGCGTGCATTCCTAGAACTAATCTCTGATAATCGTCAGATTCTTTTCCGCCATACTGCTCTTGGTTAGCTTTGTCTGCCGACTCAGTATATCTAGGATTATCAAAGGCCGTAATTCTGTGTTTGGTAAACTGATCTGAAATCTGATCGGCGAAGAATAAAACATTATTCTCTCTTTCACCAGAAGGCGTGCCGCAAACGAATATCTGCGCACCTTTTTCCCAGGCATTAACTGTGGGGACTAATTCTATCCACACTGGCCACGGATAAAAACCGCAGTTCTTAGTTAAAATTCCGTTTACAAAATAGTTATGATTGTTCTCAACCTCAAGAGAATATAACCACTTTGATTTAGGATAGATCTCTTTAATGTAAGTTATTTTGACTTCCTTTAAATTCTCAACATTAGCATAAATTTCTTCTGGAAGTTCTGGAATAGCGTCATTATATTTACCGATACCGATTTTATATAACATACATTCTGGAAGATAATCTTTTATAACTGTAGCTAAAGTTCGCATTCCACTACCAGTTATACGAATATAATATAAATCATGAATAGTATCTTTTTTAACTTCGCAGTCAATATTATAAGTAGATATTAAATAATCTCTTATAATAATATTCTCTTCTTCTGAGAAAGAATGCGTAGAAAACATGCCACAAGCTGAACCGTCATCTGCCCACCACACTGCTAAACTTAGTGGTGTAAGTTTATCTAGATACTCTCTTGTTATAGTTTTCTTTCTATTTATATATAATTCATTATTGATTTCAAATAACTTCTCATAACCAATTGTAGATAAACTGTAACTATATGTTCCCCAACCAGCATTTATAGAAACTCTAGGTTTGGTTCTAACAATATTTTCTAGTTCCGTATAAAGCCAATCAACATAATCTTTCTGTTTATAACTGTGATTTGTTGTATAGTTGGCTCTATATTTATAAGCAAAAGAACAGCCGTCGCCCAGTAAAGAGCCTCTGATAATATCTATTTGTCTAGCAGTCAAAGTTTCTTCTCTAACATCTTTGCATAATTTATTATCTCTATATAGCTTTGAATATATTCCGCCAACCGAACGATTTAATTTCTTAGCGATATCTGGAACACTTATTCCAGCTTGAACATCTTTTAAAACTTCTAAATATTCTTCTTCATCCCAATATTTGCGTTCTTTATTTTCAAATAGAAAAAGTGAATCTCCTACAGTTAATTCTTTAGCTTCTGTATAACCACCAATAGTAAGTAACTTATGTTCTTTACTTACTTTAATATTACCAGAATCAAATCCTATTTCAAGTATCTTTTCTGTATTTGCTATTTTTCTATTTCTTACTACAGTGTCTTCTACAATATTTTCCCCATCCCAAGAGAATACTTTATCTCCTGGTTTATATCTACGGATTTCTTTATTACCATTAATACCGGCAACACGTTGAGAACCTAGTACACACTCATCTACAAACAATACGGGTGTATGTAAACCAACAACACTAGAACCTAAGTTAGACATACCCGCGATTCTAAAATCTATGGTTATGCCATTTTTAAGAAAAATTTTAAAAACTTGTGAATTTGTACTTTCTCTTAGTAAGCGTAAAAATGGGTGAGAAGAAAGCCAGCGATTTAACTTTCTCCAAATAGGTTCCATGTGGACTCTGTTGGGTGTAGCTACAGCAATTGTAGGAGTAGGAAAGAAATTATTAACTGCATAATACATTATTTTATCAATAAGCACTTCAGAATTATGGGAGTATAAATCATCCGCCACAAGAGTGTGATACTTCTCTACTTCTACATTATATGTTTGAATATTATTTACTTTATTTATAGAGCGTATTTTTACCCATCTAACATTCATAAATTTATTTAATTTTTCATCTGGATTTAATATTCTACTGGCTTTAAATCTTGTTGGGTAGTAACTTAAATGCCTAGAGTATTCGCCATCTATAGTTTTATACTTTTTATATTCTGGTATTGGTAATATATCTGATGTATTGTGCCCATAATTAATATAATCTAGCGGAAGATTTTTTCTTTCTGTATAAAATCCAATTATATTTAAAAATTTATCTCTATCTTCACCGCGTAATATTATAGACCACGCATCTCTTCTATAAGTATGTTTTATATTTATAGAACCATTTATTCCAAATCTAAGTAGTAAATGTTTAATACCATAAGCTAGTTTCTTAGAAGAAGATGTGTATCCAACTTCATTTGGGATACTCCAACCATCATCACCAAATATAGTTCTAAGAAATAATATTATCTTATCTTTACTAGATTTAAATATTATATCTGGGATTTCTTTTTCGTAAGAATATTTATTTAATACATTACATGATTTTAAAAGTTCTTTATAGTGGGGGCATCCAACAAAATTGTACTGTTTACAATTTCTATACGAATACTCATAAATACTTCCACCAAAATCTTTAATAAAATCTTCCAAGTCATTTCTGAATTCCATCTCTGCTGAAGAAAGTAATCCGGTATTTCTTGTTCCTTCGGCTATAAAATGCGACAGCATTTTAATTTCAGAATCTTTTAATTCAGCATCCCCGAAATATTCTAGTTGCAATGGAGATGCAATATAGTCCCCTATTTTTAAATCCTTTGCTTCAATCCAACCAGTAGGAGTTAGAAATGGGTGCTCAGGAGTAACTGTTGTATCTTTTCCTAAAGATGTAACTATATTTAAACAATCTTTTATTCCATTATCTGTTATAATACATTTGGCATGTTTTTGTTCAAACGTACCGTAGTCTATTGCCGGTATTTCTATATCTTCTTTAGAAAGAAAATATTCTTCTACGGTTTTGTAATCACCTGTTAAAACATTTAATATTTTAGAATCTTTAGAAAGGCATTTGCCCACTGCCCTGGCTGCCACAAAAGATATGTGGTCATTACAATCCGCTAGTATTTCTTTTTGATACCAAGTTAATTCCCAATCTGGATCAACTTCTTTACGCATGAATTCTGCATTCCAAACTGGATTTTCTAATACTTCTATTAGAGCTAATTCTTCTTCTGTTAATTTATGTATAATCATAATTTATACCAAAATAACCCAGACTATTTCTAGTCTGGGCGGGTTGGGACGATTTTTGTTTCGTCATTTGTTCTATTTTCCAATTCTATATCTGTCACAATAAACTCTTCATTACAGTGCGGGCAGACATACTTGAATCTACTCCCTGCTGCATAGTTTAATAACCACACAGTAGAAATTAAAGTGCTACATTTGGGGCAATAAATATAAGAAAGTCTAGAGCTAAGAAATTTCTTAGCTCTATCTTTCAAGTCTTTAATATAATCTTCAATCGAAGCTTCGTTAGATTTTCTATCTTTTCTTACAATCTTTAAATCTGATTGTAATTTAGAGGCACTGGTTAAAGCCGCATCAGAAAACTTCTGTAGCATTTCTAACTTCTTCATGTCTACAGAACCGTCTTCCAAAGCCGCATTAAATAGTCTACTAAATAGACTATTATAAATATCCAATCTAGCTAGAGTTCTAGCAAGCTCA